TATGACAGAGTTAAGTATTGAATACCACATCCGGCCCCGGTCAAATCTGATTTTGTGCTTTCTGTAATGAAATTTCATGTTTTATCATTCTAATTATTTCGCTTGGATTAGGATCTGATTTACTACAGTAGTAAGGTATTTCGTTTATTTCGCATTCCATAACCATGCGAGGGTTTCCATCATGCCTGTTTGGTCTTACCATGAAGTCAACGAAAGGATAAATTTTACTCATATCATTAATGCCATTGACCTCTATTAAATGAATATAATCATCTTCAAAAATTTCCATTACCATCATCATAACATCATGCCCATACACCCAATCATGAAACCTTTGATTTGATCCAAGCCCGCGATAGTACAGTATATTAAATACTTTATGAGGTATCTTTTTAACCGGCTTGGTGTAAATCGGTGGATTGGCCTGGACCTTGATGGGCTTTTTGAATTTAAGCGGTTCCAGTTCAGCCCTGAGATGTTCACTAACTACATAATGCCCTTCGATAAAATAATCAGCAATCCGGGCAAATATTCGAAGGCAAAACATGTAAATGTACTTCGATTTCTTTGAGTGCTTTGGGTAACGGGTGCAAAATAGTACGTCTGATCCTGTCCACATTAGTTTCATAATATCCGATATGTTAAGTCAATATTTAATACTTTCCAATCGTATTTTTTACGATATGTTTTTAATAATTCTGCCTTTCTTTTATCCAGTTGTTTGAATTTATCGAGTATCTCACTTACCTCAATTACCTCTTCCGCGCCTCCGTTTCCGTTGCATACCCGGATTATCTGGATTTCTATTGGCATAGTAAAGCATTAAGGTTTTTGTAATCTCGTTTAATTTGCTTGTTGTAGGTGATCAGATTGTTAATTATTTTAACAGAGTTGGAAACTGTTGAGTGATTCTTATTCCCAGCCATAAAACCAATTTTACTCAATGAATGAACGGTTGTTTTTCTAGCGAAATAATGAACGAATTGACGCGGAACTACCAAAGTTCTTTCGCGTGATTTAGATTTCATCATTTCAGTCGATAGATCGAAATAGTTATATATAATTCTAATGATATTATTCAAATCTTCAAATCCAAAGTCCTCAGAAAACATAGGTAGTGATTTATTGGTTTTCGCGTACCATACGAGCGATTGCATCACACTTGCCCCTCTTTTAGTTCCTGCCAGTTCACCCCGTCAGAAGTGTACTTCACAAAAAATGTGTCGATGACTAACATTCCTATGTCCTTGATGAAGCAGGTTTTATTGTACCAGTTTGTTTCATATGGTTTGTTTTCGGTGGTGATTATTATGTATCTTTCCATATTAGATTTGTTTTAAAATGGCAACCCACTTGCCTCATCAATCGTGCCCGATTCTTTCTTCTGTGGTTCACTCGCTTTCAAATTACCCAGGATAGCACCTTTAACGCCTGCTTTCCGGTCCTCTGCTGTGGTTGATTGTACAACCATATGTGATTGACCATACTCGTTTGATTTCGATTCAAGCGCGAAGGCATCAAGGTAGATGGCCCCGGTCTTATCCGATTTGAATAATTTGCTTTTGTCGATCTTTGTTAAGTCTAATTTGATTTCGTAATTCATTGTATTTAATTTTTTAGTACACCCGTTAACTGATTTTTAATCTTTTCGTATTCCGATAGAAATGTTTTTAAATCTACTGTTTCTTCCCGGTCTTCAAGAATGTATCCAGCGATGTTATTGATTGCATACCCAATTGATACGCTGTGTGCAATGATTTCATCCTTTTCATAGGTTTCGCCTGATTCCTTTTTGGCGGTTCTGGTTTTGATTAAATCAAATCTACCGTCATTTTGTTTGATTTTGTAATTTCTAAATTCTATTGTCATTGTGTTTTATTTTTTAGTGATTTGTATTGGTTTTTTTTAATTTAACTAATTTCCCATCTTTAAAATCTTTTATAAACTCTTCGTCATGTTCACAAACCATTGCATTACCTAAATTAATGCCGGTTGGTTTTATCGGTTTTGATCTAATTATCATCTTTTGTGTGTGTAACGCGTGAACTAGAAGCGCATATCCAACAACTCGGAACGCCCTATTAATCACAGTTGATGCTTTCTTTGGTTGAGGTAGCTTTGCAATTGCTAATGACTTTTTAAGCAACTTAACCTGCTCTTTGGTCAGGTCGTCAATTGCTTTCTGCTTTTCTTCTTTTTGTGTCATAGTGTAAAAATAAGTAATATTATTAAACCCGGCTTGTTAAACATTGTTAAACTCTCTCATCATCTTAACCCGGTCTGAATCCATGATCTTATAATACAGCTCTAGGAACTGATCAAGCGTTCGAACGATGAAGTATTGACCACCTCCGCGCTTGACATCTTCCTCAAATGCCTTTTGATTATCCTTTTGCTTATCCGATTTGCTGAACTTAATTTCAAACTGAAAATCTAATCCATGTATGGTAGCCCGAATATCCGCAGCCCCTTTCGTTGATGTTCCAGGTGTCCATGTTCCAGTTCCAATTACCCGAGTCCGGCCAACAACGTCCTTGAATGATTTCTTATCATCTCTATAAACTCCTGTGGTGGTTATCTTCTGGGCGTGGAATCCAGATAGTTTAATAAATTCAATCAGTAGTGCTTCCATCTGAGCTGCAGACTTAGGTAGTTTGACTTCAATTACTGCATCGAAATAGCCTGTTTTCATCGCGGCCGGATAACGTTTCGATTTATCGGTTAACCTGAGTTGCTTTAATTCGGTGGCGAAGTTCATTGGATTAGTTGTTTATCTGCTGTGCCCAAGATCAAAAGTAATTTCTTTCAATCTATCATTGACTTTTTCTTGAAATTTAGTAAGGTACTTAAACCTCTTGGTTGTTTGCACCGTTTTAGTTCTATCTTCGTAAATATATCGTGCAATATCTACAAGTTCTCGAACCGTGAAACTGAATCCGCTATCGGATAAAACAGGTGTTGCTACTTTCTTTTTAAATCCAAACATATCTATATTTTTTAGCGTTGTTTAAACCTTTTAACTGCGTTATCTCTTTTAATCTCTTGAATCCAATTTAAAACCTGAACTATTTCTATTTGCTCATATCCTTTTCAACGTATCTCTATTAACCTTCTTTCATACCATTATCTGTTTTAACTGTGTTGAATTATACTTTGTTTCCTGAATTACTCCATTCACTTTTATAGTGTGCTGTACCTGATCTATGCCTTTACCGGTTGATTTAGTGGCAATAATTTCTATTTTGTTGCCTTTTGCGGTGGTGAAAGTTTGTTTCATTTCTTCAATTATTTAGGTTAAATCTCTAACAAAATTTTGTTAGTTTGTTAGAAAATGCAATTTTTTACCTCGTTTAAGTCGTTAGTTGCCATGTTTTTGCTCACTTTTAAATTTTTGTTAGAATTTTGTTAGAATTTTGTTAGAATTTTGTTAGATCGTAACTTTCTAATTATTACTACATTACTTACTATATTATATAATATAACAAAATGAACAAGCTTTTACGATTTCTAATGGATTCAGCGGCAATGTTTCGAAACACCCGTTTTGTTAGAAAATTGTTAGAAGGTGCTTTTTTAGTATGGAAGTTCATTTTTTTCGAGTATTATGTTGGTACTATCAAAAAATTCTGAACTCTCAAATTTAAACGGTCTGCCATTCCTATTATCAACATCATTGAATGGCCGATAATATTGAACTTTTTCGGATGGGTCTTTTTCAAAGTCTAATTTCAACACCCGGCGAATGTAATTAATATCAATCTTATTGTTGTTATAAAAAAACTTATTCTTAATATCCTTTGGCGTGCAGAATGTTTCTGTTGTATCTGAGTTAAGAAAATAATCGGTTAAAAATTCCATCAGTTCCTTATAAAGTCCGCTCTTTGATTCCTTCTTTGCGTTGTCCAGATATTCGTTTTTTATTTCTTCAGGTGTTAGAACCATACGTGACTTTGTAAAGTCTGGATCCGGTAAGTTTTGCAAATGGTGAACGAATGCGGGTATCTCCGCGATCATATCGTTAAGAATGTTATGATTTATAACCGTCGGTGTGCATAATTTTCGGATCCAAAACCTAATCTCTTTTTCATCAATCCTTATGAATTTATCTTCATTGTTTGATGCCATGATTATTTTACCAAAAAAAGGTAATTTGAACTGCTGAACATTTTTTATGTTAACGGATATGAATTTCTTTGTTGCCAGTGATTTGATTTTTTCAACTGCTATCTGTTTATCAAGTATTGTCTCATCAATTGCAACTATGTTAGCTGTGGCATATTCACCGTTAAATGTACCTCCGATAACATCCGGTTCAATCATAACCATGTTTGCACCGAAAAGCATATTAAGCCAGTCAAGAAAGGTGCTTTTGCCGGTTGAACGTTCGGCTGAAACTAAAACTAATATAGGTAGGTGCTTTTTAGGATAAGAATATAGTGTTTTAAGATATTTTAGTCCTGATTCAATCTGTTCCCCAAAGATCTGATTTAATAGTACTGTTGTCCACTTAAAGCCGCCTTCTTCTGCATCGTGAGGAAAGTCATGGTACATGTTGTAGTTGTTGTTTATGATCCTATTGTTTCCGTTGTTGTTCGGGTCAATCATAAAGTCATCGAATGCCTGAATGTTCCTTGTGAATGTTTTGTCGTGATCCCATATGAGCGTATCTTTCGTCCACTTTTTCAACTCCTTTCTCACTATACCGAAGCGGTCCGGTTTGTTTATAATCTTGAAATAGTCAGTTCCAACCCGGATGTAGTAATCATTGAACTTTTTACCGCTAATTTCTTGTATGTTCATTGGTGATTATTTTTTTTGTTAGTTGGTTTATTTCGAAGAAAAATGACAAATTAGGGCCCATAAACGTTTTAGCAGTGGCAACATCTTCATTCAACTTGTCTATTCGTGTTAAAAGTTCAATATTATCAAGCTCCAGTTGTGCAGTGTAATTCTCAATAAAATTGTAAAAGTCAATCACGCGCTTAACATCCGGCTCATTGTTTCGATTTGTGTACAGGATATTTGAAAGGGCGCGTTTAAGTTCCTCGGATTGTTTCTTGAGGTCGGTTAAGAACTCCTGGATGTATTGTTCTTTGTTCATAATGACAATATTTTTAACCCCTGTTTTGCTGTAAAAATATCAACGTCATCACATTTATAAACTTTACCAGTATGCTCAGCAAACCAATAATCGTCAGAATCTGTTATTATTATAATCTGGCAATTAGATTTTGAAGCAATACCAATTTCTATTAATGTACCGTATGGCGATGTATCTTTTTCTAAAATTGCTAAAAATATATCGCAATCTTTTATTTGATTGTTGCACCTTGCAAATGTCATTTTCTTTTGAATATCATCATAAGAATCTCCATCATATTCCTCGCTAAAAAAAATATCATGTCCGCCTGAATCATCCTCAACATGATTATCTTTCAATTCTATTACATACATGTGTTGTGATTTGCAATAATATGGGCCAATATATTCAAACTCATTTTTATCACCAAACATATTTTCGCTATGTCTTATCAAATGATCCCAATCACTCACACTTGTAGCTTCTGTTTTTAAACATAAAGAAAAAATATTTTCACGTGCTTTGCATGGTATTTTTCCAGCTATGTAAACTTTTTTTTGTATTGTGGGTGAATGAATTTCAGCGTGGCACGTTTCACACAATGTAATTAAGTTTTCATCTGGATAATCCCATACATCAGTATTTTGTTTGTATTCAATATGGTGAACGTGTAATGTATTTTCAAAATCACCGCATTTTGTACATTTAAAACCATCACGCTGTAAAATTTCTAATCTTTTCCTTTGCCATTTAGGATTTTTTAATCTTTCTGAATATTTCATTTTAATCGTATAAAAAAAGCACTGGCTTTCGGAATGCAGTCCTACTCACCAATGCTAATATTTTTTATGTCGCTGCATCAACGTTAGCAAAGATAACAATTTATTTGGTTATTTCACATACTTCTTTAAGTAATTTAAACATCATGCAAGTACCGTCATCCTTAACTAATGTATCAAGTATTTGTGTGGCCACCTCGTTATTTGCTGCATCATAATTGTACAAGTTTTGCACTAACGCGATTGGGCACGGCTCATCGAATAACTTACATTTACTGCATTGGTCATCAAAGGCCGCGCTATCTCCACTGTTGCTAAAATATGCCATAGTTTTATTTATTTGGTTATTGCAAAGGTTAATCCTCACTTTCCAAAAAAGCAATCTTGGCTTTCGACTGGGCATACCTGTTGTATTCCAGTTGCAATTTAGCACTTGAAAATATTTTACCTGCAACGTTAGCAAGTTGTTTCGCCTCTGATAGTCCGATTTCGCCCTCTCTTAATTTTTCGAAGGTGTTAATTAGTTCGTTCCTCATCGTTTTGATCGTGTTTTTTTCCATGATTTAATTATTTATGATTTATTCCAGGTCAATCTTTTCAACCTGATTAATTCTCTATTAAATTCGATTAGTTCTGGATGATCTTTTATGTCTTGTTTTGTGAATCCTTGTTTTGTCAGCACGTATTTTACATATGCATCTGGAAGGTTTTCTCTGTATTTTCTTAAGTGTTCCTTAATATGTTCCTTATTATCCTGATTGTATTTTCTTTTGCGTTCCTTAATTATTTCCTTATTATCATCTCTGTATTTTCTTACGTATTCCTTAATTATTTCCTTATTATCATCTCTGTATTTTCTTAAGCGTTCCTTAATTATTTCCTTATTATCATCTCTGTATTTTCTTTCGCGTTCCTTAATTATTTCCTTATTATCATCTCTGTATTTTCTTTTGCGTTCCTTAATATGTTCCTTATTATCCTGATTGTATTTTCTTAAGTATTCCTTAATTATTTCCTTATTATCATCTCTGTATTTTTTGTTGTATTCCTTAATTTTTTCCTTATTATTATCTCTGTATTTTCTTTTGCGTTCCTTATGTTCTTCCTTCGTCATATCAATTTGATTTAAAACCAATCCCAGACCACAACCACGAGGCCCGGAATTGGTGGATTACATGTTAAAACATTTCTTTTTGATTATTTTCAAACCTATTCTTAACGCCGATCATGTTTTTAATAGTTTGGTTGTAATAACTTTCTTTTAATTCTATTCCTTTCGCTTTGCGCCCCATGCTGACAGGGCTGTAAATCTCAGAACCAACCCCCATAAATGGAGTCAATATGACCTCACCCGGATTTGAATATAACTCTACAATCCTATCAATGACATCTAATTGTAACGGGTGAACGTGCTTTTCGTCATCCCCTTCTCTAGCTGGTTTAAATTCCAACACATTCCGGTTCCTGATATCATCCCAAACGGATGAGGCGTAACGCTGCCAAATGATATGAGCTTTTTTGTTTGTCTTATGGTCAGCCCATTGTTTGTATTTTATCAGTATATGATCCCATGAGCCATATTTACGCTCCATTTCCGGGAGCAATGGAGTTGACCCGGCATAATAATCTAACCCGGTTTTGTGAGTCACAGGTATTTTATTTTCCCCGCCTTTTCTAAAAATTAAAACATAGTCAGGTATTGCAGTATAACACTTAGTTGAGTCCTCTACAATCTGCTTATGCTTAAGGCTATTTACCATAGTCCTAGTTCTGACCTCTAACGGTTCCTTCCATATCGTTATCCTATTGTTGTAAGAAAAACCATATTTCAAATGAAGCTTAATAATCTCATGTGGAAAGTCCCACAATGTGTGAGCTGTTGTATGTGTAATTACATCAGAACAATGTACCGCCGTTATCCTGCCGGGTTTTGTTACCCTCGCTACCTCTTTAATCAAAAATTCAAATTGTTGCAAAAACTGCTCTTTTGATTCACAGTTCGAAAAGTCATTTTCACTTGAACTGTATTGGTAAAGCCCGGCGAATGGTGGGGAGTAAACCGAAAGGTCAATACTTTCCTTTTCTAGTTCTGGTAAAACGTGCATGCAATCTCCGTTATACAGTGAATAATTTTCTGTATGATCTTGGTTAATAACCTTCATAATTAAATAAATTTAGGCGTTAATATTTCTTTTTCAAATTTGATTTTCTCAACCTTTAATCCTTTGTTTAATGTCGTATTTAAACTGTCAAATAACTGTATTGCTTTTTCTGTTTTTAACAAAAGCGCATCAATAACCCGCTTTTGACCGTCTGATAAAACAAGATCAGCGTAAACAGGTTTTGTTTGCCCAAACCGCCAAAATCTTCTTATTGCTTGATAGTACTGCTCATAACTCCATGTTGGGAAATAAACAGTATGGTTACAGTGCTGCCAGTTTAGACCGAACGAAGTCATTTTTGGTTTCGTGATCAGCTTTTTTATTTCACCATTACCGAACGCTAATAAAAGTTCCTCCTTTTTTTCAAGTGGCATTGATCCTTTTATCTGGAACGCGTCCTTATCAAGTTTTTGCAGTAAATCACCTTCATCATTGAAATTACACCAATAAACAGAAATATCATGACTTTCTGCTAATTCAACTGCTTTATTGCATCTATTTTCAATTGTTAGCTTTTGCTCTATCCTGACTTCTGTCATTGTTTTTGCCACTATTCCAAACATCATTATCTGACCATCAATAACCCAATTTTTATCATTCCTTACATAGTTATGATTTAGTATTAATTCAGGTAAAATAAATTTAGTATCATCAAATCCCAGGTCAGAAGGTTTCCGCATTGAGATCGACCAACCAGATACCCACTTGAAAAAGTCATTTTTTGCATGTGGTTTAAGGTACCACTTTGTCGCAATCTCTTGCGGCCTTATGTTGTTTTCATTGTTAGCAAAAAACCTGCTTAACATTTCCATATAACCCAACTCTCCCAACGCCTCCGAACTTGTGCCCAATTCAATAAAGTCGTTAGGACTTGGAGTCGCTGTAAATAGAAATCTGTACTTTACTTTTTTAAGAAACGTAGTTACATGATTTTTAATTGCACCTTTGAAGTTTTTCAAAATACTGCTCTCATCTAGTATAACGCAATCAAAATCATCATGATTAAATTTATCCAAACGCTCATAATTGCAGATCACAATATCAGTATTATATTTGCCATCTTTTGAATACATTATTGACGCATCCAAATTGAATTTTTCGGCCTCCTTGATGAACTGGAATGCAACGGCTAAAGGTGTTATTATCAGTACTGGCTTATTCGTGTGCCTCCGATAGTTCACAGCTGTTGTAAGCTCAATTATTGTCTTACCTAATCCAGTGTCAAGGAATACAGCGCACCGACCTTTTTTTATAGCATATTCTGATACATATTCTTGGAAGTCAAATAATTTATCAGGTAGATATTTAATTTCAATTCCATGGTTGATCGATGAGTGCTGTTTCGATTTTAAAAATTCCTTATAATCCATCCGTATAAATTTTAATTAGTCAATAAGCAAATGTAACAAATTACCTGTTGTGTGAATGTTAAAAATAGTTAAAACTCAGTTGTAGCAATCAAATCAATTGAGTCGTTTAGGTCCGCGTATTCAGCAAATGTATTGAGTATCTTATACCCGCATGAATAGTCATCTTCGTTATAATCTTCATCCGATTCAGGTTCACTTTCATTAATATCTAAAATGTAATGATTGCCCCAATACTTTTTAGGAACTATCGAAACCTTGACATTATTCAAATCTCCGCATTCAGTAAAACTGATTAAGTTGGTGCAATTGATCTTCGTCTGTAATCATTTGTAAGTACTTGCCTTTCACGCACACCTTATAGGCTTTCTTAGTGCTTAATATCTTATTATAAATATCACCACCTTCGTTTGTCCATCCGTTCTGCAATGTTATATTTCCAAGTCTCCACATACTGTTATTAAGTCGCTTAAATCCGTTCAGCTCAATAATTTCATTTGTTAATTTCATCGCTTCAAATGTTTATAGTTTAAATAATTCCCTTCGCTGTCAACTTCATCCTCCCTGTAATCAATCAGGTAGCGGTATTCATATTTTGTCAATTCCTTGCCCCATATCGGTATATTGGTATTGATTACTTTTTCGTTCACCTGGTAGATTCCTGGTGATATTGTTTTGATTTTCATTAGTATAAATTTTTAATAACCTGTTCATAAACAAAATCCCGATCTTCATTCAAACCATTCAATTGTGTTTCATCCATTGGCACCCCGTCAAGATCGGCAGCTGATATGAAGGCATCGACGAAATCCGGGGCATCGTTTGTATTGATGTCATCTATTTGGATGTTATCTATCATTATCCGTTCTCCTTTATTAGTTCGTTTTGTTTTTCCAGATCATTTACAATTCCTTTAAGTGAATAAATTAAACACTTATCTACTGTTCCGTCAAGTTTAGTTATTTCTTCTAATATCATACTGTTATAGCCCGTAACTAACAATTCAATAATATTGGCCGGCTTACCGTTCGATCCTCCATAATGTTTTAAAGTAAGTATCATTTCCTACCCTCCCTTTGGAATCTCTGGTGTAACTTTTCCCTGTATATCTTGCTGTTCTTTCGTTTGATTGACATAGCACGATTAAATATTAACAGCGTAATAATTATGACGGCTATTCCGATTAGGTATGTCATAATTCACTGATTAATTTAGTTACTAACTTATCCAATTGAATACACCTATCTAACATATCAGCCTGATAATCATTATCGGCTGCAATCCGGTAAACCTTCGCTTTTAAGTGGTCAGGAAATTCAGGATTAAATGTCATAAAGTCACACCATGTGCAGGTGGTAACCATCATTTGAAACTGCACCTGAGCAAAATATTTCGGTGGTATTCCGTTCTGTAAGTATTCAAGATGTGCCTTCGGTTGAGGGCTTTTAATCTCCAACAAACCCCTGTTACGATCTTCCATTACCATCCCGTCAGGAGTACACCCGATGAAATCAAATTCAGGATGGATTATAAATCCGGGTAACTTAACCTTAATATTTCTCGATTTCGCGTAAATCAATCTTGCATCAGGTTCCCGTTCCAATCCTTGTTCCATTTGCCAGGTAGTGAAATCAGGCGGCTCAACCCCAAGTCGCTCCAATACTAACTCATTTGCATAGGTCTTGGCCATTTGTCCGAATAGTTCCGGGCCTTTGCCTTTTGCCATAATGTCATAGCCTTTACTTGCCGTGATTCGGCCTGATCTTTTTGGTGATAGTTCTGTCATACTGTTACATTTTTATAGTTTCCTTTAATCCTGATTGCCTCCACCTGCTGACCAAACGCTGAAACCGTCTGTGTCGTAAGTGTAACCTGTTGCCCGATCCAGTCCTCGATATAAGGTGAACCAGTTACCTCTGCAATTTTCTTCGCGTTGGTTTTGTTCAGGATCATACCTTTTTTAGCTCCTTTGAATTTCAAGACTGTAACGGTTTCCTTTTCTTTACCGTTAAATGTTTCGTCCTGATCAATTGATTCAATTGTAACTGTAACGTTTTTTTCTAGTTCCTCGGCAGATATAAACCGATAGTCAAAACTTTTCTTCCAATGTGTTTTCGTGTCGCTCATTATAATTGTTTGTTTAATTTATTAATACATCCATTTAAGGAATCTATTTCATTTG